AGAGGAAGAACTAGAAGAAATGACCGGCGCTGGTGCTGTGGCTGGCTTCGCTGGTCCTGTTGGCAAGCCACAACGTAGAAGAAGAAAACTGAAAGAGAAAGAAGTTAATGAAGCAATAAACTATTTATTACAGAAACTTGGGGTGTAGCATATGATCAATCGCGATAAACTATTAATTGAAATGAAAGAAGAACAACGATTACGTAAGGTTTTACGTCGTTTACTAGAAGGTTATTTTACTGAAAAAGAAGAAAAAACTCTTTTAGAGGAAAATAGATTTCGTAAAATTGTTAGAGCATTAATAAAAGAAGCTTCTGCTGATGTACCGGCTGAACAGCCCCAAAGATCAACTGGAATTAATGCTTTAAGAACCTTACTTAAGAATATTATCCCCACCATCGAAGATGCCTATAAAGAATTGACAACTTCGAAAGAACAAAGAGATTCTTTTAGAGCGCATATGTTAAATGCTGTTGAAAACTCTTTAGCGCCTGCTGATTTAAATCTGGTTTCTCCAGATGAAGAGTTAGAAGAAGAGGTAGATTTGGATATCGATGTAGAAGAAGATAAATTTATCCCTGCTCGTCCCGAAGACGAGGAAGCAGCTGTAGAGGATGAAGAAGAGGAAGAAGAAGTCGATAGCTTTGAACAAATAACCGGTATGAATACAACCGGTCGCAATTTTGCTTCTACTACTTTTAATAAAGTTGAAAAACAGATATTAGATGCTTATGAAGATATAGCTGGAGATAAAGAAGATGGTGAACAGTTTAAAGATTACTTATTAACTAATCTTAAGTTATATTTTGATAGATTTGAAGAAGAATTACAACCTAACTTGCCAGAGCCTGAATCACCTGATTATGAAGGTACAGAAGAAGTAGATATAGAAGCTGCAGCTGAAGAAACAATCTAATTCTTTTTAAATAGTAATATAAATTATAGTAAAATTGTATCATAGATTTGAGAATAGTTTAAATTAGTACCTATGACTTGGAAACCTAAAAGAAAGAGAAAAGCTACTAAATACGACAAGTATAGTATTGTTAATAAATTAAAGTCTGAAGATAAAATAACCAATAGTACTTTAAATAATATTAATAATATATCTCTTGAAGACTTAATAGCTATTAAATTAGAATTAGCAACAAGATATACTAGTGGTAAGTTCTATGGAATGCCTTTATGGAGAATAACTAGACATACAGTCACAGATGCTCTTTTAAAGACAGGACTAAGTATAGCAAGGACCAAATCTGAAGCAGCTAGGTTTCTTGGAGTAGATTATATGGATTTCAATCGTTATATTAAGAAATATAAGACGGAATCCTTTTTTGAGAATGGGGATGAAACGGTTTCGACAGAGGAAGAATAAAACAAACGTGCAAGACTGTGTGAGTAACACAGTAAAAATGCTCAAACCTTTTTAAACGCCAACAATAATGTTGAGTTTGAATACGCACTAGCTGCGTAATCTGGAGTTTCTAGCACTTCATTAAAGAAGCTAGGCAAGTTTTCTTGTTTTTCAAGTTTTACAAAACAAGTGGTACGCGCAAGCAGGGTTTGCGTTTGTCAGAGTTCGAATAACTGACTAATCTTGTGAATGACGTTGTTTTTGATAGTTTTTGGACTCGGGTTCGACTCCCGACATCTCCACTAATATTATAGGAGTTTATTATGACTGATACTACTAAAACTTGGACAACTTATGGCATTTATGATGAATACAAAGAAGTTACTAAAAAGATTAGCGAGTTAGGTGATGAGTATGATCTTTATAAAATCAAGCTTATAAGAGAAAAGAAAAGAAACGGCGCTTATAAACTAAAAGTTTGGAAACGACCGGTCGAAAAGAATAACAAGAAAAAGAAGAAGTAAATGACGGGTAGATTTACATTAGATGCTGGAGGTAAGAAGGTTTATATAGGTGGTAAGGTTTATTATAATAATAAGCTTTGGCTACTGGAAGACATTCAGTATTTAGCCTGGAATACCGATCAATATCTAATTTTACAAGATATCAACAACAAAAATAAAAAATTATCCTTTATCTCCCCAAAAACGGTTGTAAGGGCAAGATCTAAGAGAGCTTCTAAAGCATAAGCTTGTTCGAACTATACCTATTCCAGTCATCCATTTCTCTATGATGGCTAGTAGAATGCTCTATTAATCCTCGACGAATAAACTGCATTAATGAATCATAATCAACAGAAACAACAATCTGATGCATATCGCGATACACAGAGTGTAGTAATCCAATCAGTTCTCCTTTTTCATTTAGTATCATAGAACCACTAGAACCAGGACCAGCATCAAAAGTATAAAAGCCTTTGTGCCCTCTTTCACCAATATATCTTCCTTCGAAAATAGGCACTACATTAGGATAGTGAATGCCATAAGGAGAAGCAATATTATAGACTTTATCGCCGGGAACTGGCGCAGTATCGGATAAATTTACTTCTTCGCCACCGTTAACTAAATTATCAGCAAACATTAAACAAGCATCAATATCCGGATTATGGCTAAGTACCGTGGCATCGTAGAACTTACCTTCTAAAGTTTCTACTTGTATCATATCCGTTGCTGTAACTCCTGGTAAGAGATTTGCTCTGTTGGTTACACAAACATGCGAAGCTGTCATAATAAAAGAACCCTTGAATGTCGTTTTGACTATAAAACCAGAACCAGCGGAGGATATACGTCCATTCACACAATTGGTACCTTCACATTTTCTCAAAATAACAATCTTTTTAATATATACATATCCTTCTCTTGGAAGTACCTCACTTACAGACAAATTTGTACTAGTAGTACTACAAGATGTCATCATTAGAATAATCATCACTAGATTGATTACTTTAGCCATTTTTGTTTCCCTCCCTTGGGCGGCGTGCCACATAAAGTCTCTATAGTAAATAAGAGAATAAAAACAAATGTTCTCCAAAACCGAAATAAAAAATGAGAAACTATTTATATTATGCAGATTACTGCGTAAAATGATTGGTAATTTATGGCTAAAAAAATATATGTTTTAGATACTAGTGTTTGTCTTACAGATGCTAGCTGCCTTACCTCCTTCAGCAATAATGACATTATTTTACCTTTAAAGGTACTGGAAGAGATAGACAATCACAAAAAGAGACAAGATAGCGTTGGCGTTAATGCTAGAGAAACTATCCGCAAGCTAGATGCGCTCCGCGAGAAGGGTTCTCTCTATAAAGGCATACGTTTAGGTAGAGGAAAGGGCATTATAAGCGTAAAGCTTTGCAAAAAAGATAATTTACCAGAAGATTTAGACACCACTATTCCAGATAATGAAATAATCGGTGTTGCTCTCAATCAAAGTGATGATCATCCTAAACGTAAAGTAATTGTAGTAACTCGTGATATCAATATGCGAGTAAAGTGTGACGCTCTGGGTTTGATGTCAGAAGATTTCCAATCAAACCAAGTCATAGCCGACACAAGTCATATGTATACAGGTTTTATACAACATTTAGTTGATGAACCAGTGATAGATAGATTTTATGCTGGTGAAGATATTTTTATCGAGGAAGATGATCTAAAGTTATGCCCAAATCAGTTCCTTTTATTAGTATCCAATCAAAATGAGAAAAAAACAGCACTAGCTAGGTTCTTTTCTTATATGAAACCTCTGAAACGGATAAATGGGCAACACAAACAACCACTATGGGGTGTGAAACCGAGAAACAAAGAACAAGTATTTGCCCTAGAACTCTTGAAAGATAAAGATATTGATGTAGTTACGCTTGTCGGAAAGGCAGGCTGCGGTAAAACACTACTAGCTATAGCAGCAGGGTTATACCAAGTAACAGAGACAGAAGAATACAAAAGACTAGTCATCTCTCGCCCAATCCAGCCTATGGGTAGGGATATTGGTTTCTTGCCGGGAACAATGGAAGAAAAAATGGCTCCATGGGTCGCTCCAATCCAAGACAACCTACAATTTCTTATGGGAAACGATAAAGTAGCATTAGAAATGTATATGAGTAATGGAGTTATAGAAGTAGAAGCGCTTACCTACATCCGTGGACGCTCTATATCCAACGCCTACATCATCGTCGATGAGGCACAAAATCTAACAGCCCACGAACTCAAAACCATCATCACAAGAGTTGGCGAGAATACAAAAATTATTTTAACTGGAGATATTGAGCAGATTGATAATGTCTATTTGGATGAAACCTCTAATGGTTTGGCTCACGCAGTAGAAAAGTTCAAAGATCACGACATATCAGGACATATCACTCTGGTAAAAGGCGAGAGATCTAAGATCGCCACCCTAGCATCAAAAATACTTTAATATAAAAAAATATTGTGTTATTATATACTTATAGGAGAATAAAATATGAGTGTTGAAAACGAAAACCCCGATCTATTCAAAGTTGTAACTACTGAAAATGAACTAAAGAAAACATTAGTTGGCTATGTTGGTGAGAAGCTTCAACCAGAGAATGATGAAGTGACCGTAGAAATGGTTATTGGCACTCTGGCAGAAGAGTTCCCTGAGCTTTTATTATTAATCGCAGAAGAAAACTTTGTTAGGGGATATCAACAAGCTGCTCTGGATATTAAAGAGTTTGAAGTAGAGTTCAACAAAGCAGAATCTAATTGATAAAGTATATTACCGATTCAGTTCAGAATTTGCAAGAAGAACACAAAAAATATAGTTTATATGACATACCGGTGCATTTAATTAATTCGTTTACCAATAAAATCGATTTAAATAGTGTTATTGCACATGTTGAACAGATTGTCCCGCGTCATTTATTACATAATATCGATGTCGTCTATATTGCCTATATAAAAGCTTTCGAAAAAGAAGGTAGAACCTTTAACGCTATGTATAAGGACAATGCTATATACATTTCTCCGGAGCAAGACAATGAGGAAGATCTATTAGATGATGTTGTCCACGAAATAGCTCACTCTTTTGAAAAAGAATATTATAATGTGATTTATGAAGATGGCGATCTAGAAAGAGAATTCTTGGGAAAGCGTAATACTTTACATTATTTAGTTGACAAACCAACGTTAAATAAATTATACTATAACAGTACAGAATATAATGCTAAATTTGATAATCATATGTATAATGATATTGGGTACGACAGGTTGAGGATTATAGCTTCTGGGTTGTTTTATTCACCCTATGCTATTACATCTTTGCGTGAATATTGGGGAAACGGGTTTGAAAACTATTTATTAGGTGATAGAGAAAGGCTTAAAGATTTAAGCCCGGTATTATGTTCTAAAATAGAATCGATCATCAACCCACAAGGAAAAAATATCAATGAATATTGAGATAAAAGAAGAAAACCACAAGCTATATGTTTCAGTAACGTATGAACCACGCAAAAGAGACGAGAAAAGAGAAAGCTGTGATACTAATAAAATTGTACAATGGCTTAGAGAAAACAACAAAGAATATGACATTGCAGAAGTTGTCAAAGAACCTGCAAGAAGAATACACAATTCTATGCAAGTTGTTAATTTGCAAGGAGAATGGGAGTTTGATTTAGTTAAACCTAAACCAGTAGTTAAGCCCACACCGGTAGCTACTAAAACTAAGCCTAAGAAAAAGCGAACCACACAGAAGAATATCAAATCTTCCAGCAGTACGTATGTTTCTAAAACTAAAAATCTAGAGGAATAATGTCTCATATATCATTTTCAGAGCTTAAAGAGTGGACAAATTGTCCATGGAAACACAAACTAAATTACATTGATAAGATTAGACAGTTCAAAGGCAACGAACATACTGCTTTTGGTACTGCTTTGCATACTATATGTGAAAATTTAGTAACCATCGATGCTTCTAACGAAACAAGTGATTATAATCCTCACGAAGACTTCCAAGAGCAATTTCTAAACAATCTTAGGAAACTCAAGCGGGATACGCCTGATGTAGAGCTAAAAGCCGAATTAGTTGAGGGAATGAGAACTCAAGGCGATCATCTCATTCAATTTATTATACCAGCACTAAAGAAAACATTTGGAAAGTTTGAGTTAGTAGAAGTAGAAGAAGAACTATATGAAAATATTCCAGAACAAGGACAACAGTTCAAAGGGTTTATCGATTTAGTCATTTTTACTCCAGAAGATAAAAAATATCATATTATCGATTGGAAAACTTGTGGTTGGGGCTGGGATACACGTCGTAAAACAGATAAAATGACAACATATCAGCTTACATTGTATAAACATTTCTGGTGTAACAAACACAATAAAGAATATGGGGAAGTACTAACTCACTTTGCTCTCCTTAAAAGAACTGCAAAGAAAAATAACGTTGAGATCTTTAAAGTATCCAATGGAGATAAAAAAATTGAGAACGCCCTTAAATTATTAAACAAATCCCTTTATAATATCAACAATAAGAATTACATAAAAAACAAGCTTTCTTGCCATGGCAAATTTGGCTTGTGTGAATACTATAAAACAAACCACTGCATGTGAGGAATAAATGGACAAAAAAATTAAAGTTCTAACCATTAGTGATATGCCATTATCGCCAAGTGGAGTAGGAACTCAAACTAAGTATATGTGCGAAGCGCTTCTCAATACTGGAAATTTTCAAGTTAGATCTTTAGGTGGCGCCATCAAACACCCCAACTATCAACCAATCAAAACAGAAGAATGGGGTGATGATTGGATTATGTTTCCAGTTGATGGGTACGGCAATCCTGAATTAATTCGTTCCATAATTAGACAAGAAAAGCCAGATATTCTTTGGTTTATGACAGATCCTCGTTTCTTTGGGTGGCTATGGGAGATGGAAAATGAAATTAGACCATTACTCCCTATGGTATACTATCACGTGTGGGACAACTATCCATATCCAACATACAACCGAAAGTATTATGAATCTAACGATTTTATTGCAAGTATTTCTAAAGTAACAGATGACATCGTGAAGACAGTTGCGCCAAATACTAAATCACAGTATATACCGCATGCTGTTAATAGTGATATTTTTAAACCTATAGATGATGAAGAAGTACTAGAGTCAGCTAAAAAGGCTATATTTGGTGATTTTTATGACCCAGATAAATTTGTTTTCTTTTGGAACAATCGAAACGCACGAAGAAAACAAAGCGGCTCTTTGATCTTTTGGTTTAAGGAATTTCTAGAAAAAGTTGGTAAAGAAAAAGCATGCTTGGTTATGCACACAGAGGTTAAAGATCAACACGGACAAGATCTTCAAGCTATTATTGACGAGTTGGGTTTAACCAATGGTGAAGTACTTTTTAGCCAAACTAAAGTGCCGCCAGATAAGCTAGCTTTAATATATAATATGGCTGATTGCACTGTTAATATATCAGACGCAGAGGGATTTGGATTAGCAACTTTAGAATCGCTTTCTTGTGGTACGCCCATTATTGTTTCTATGACAGGGGGTCTACAAGAACAAATTAGAGCACCCGGCACGAAAGAAGAATATGGCGTTGGCATCAAACCTGCTTCTAAGGCAATTATTGGCTCTCAAGCAATTCCTTGGATTTATGAAGATAGATTAAATGGAGAAGATGTTGTCGAAGCGTTGGAAACAATGTATTTTATGAGCAAAGAAAAACGAACTAAGCTTGGTTTAGCTGGGCGACAACACGTGATGGACAATTATAACTTTGAAACGTTTAATAAAACTTGGGTAGACACACTTACGCAGTTACACGAAGAAGAAGGCTCTTGGGAAACAAGAAAACAAACCCAACGTTGGGTTCTAGAAGAAATAGAAGAGGTACAACATGAAGGTATTGGTTAGAGGTCCAGCATTAACAAGAACCGGCTATGGTGAACATTGCCGCTTTGTTTTAAGAGCTTTGCGAGAAGTAGAAGGGCTAGACATATATTTAATCCCAGTCAATTGGGGACAATCCAATTGGATTTGGGAAAACAATGAAGAACGTCGCTGGATGGATGAAATTATTAGGAAAACAGCTGTATATAATCAGCAAAAGGGACAATTTGATATGAGTGTCCAAGTTACCATTCCTAATGAATGGGAAAAACTAGCTGCGGTCAATATCGGTGTTACTGCGGGAATTGAAACAACCAAAGTTGCTCCTCAATGGCTAGCAAAAGCTAATGATATGGATAAGATAATTACCATCTCAAAACACTCACAACAATCTTTTCTCAATACTGTCTATGAAGGCACAGATAAAAGAACTGGTCAAAAAGGTTTTCTTAAGTGTACAAAGGATATAGATATAGTGCATTATCCAGTAAAGGATTATAAAAAAACCACTCTAGATCTAGATCTTTCTACAGAATTTAATTTTCTTACTGTAGCACAATGGGGTCCAAGAAAGAATATCCAAAATACTATTTCGTGGTTTGTTGAAGAATTTATCGACAATCCAGATGTTGGATTGGTCGTAAAAACATTTGCAAAAGGCGGCTCTATTATAGACAGAATCGAAGCTAAAAAGCAATTATCTGCTCTTCTTAAAAAATATGATAATCGAAAATGTAAGGTGTATCTTCTCCATGGAGATTTAACAGATCAAGAAATGCATTCTCTTTATAAACATAAAGACATTAATTGCCTTGTTTCTTTAACCCATGGCGAAGGATTTGGACTTCCGTTATTTGAGGCAGCATATTCAGGATTACCAGTGATGGCGACTGATTGGAGTGGACATTTAGACTTTCTTTATATGCCGGTCAAGGATAAAAAGAAAAAAGAGAAACTCAGAGCACATTTTGCAAAAGTTGAATATGAATTACAACCGGTACCAAAGAACGCAGTTTGGGAGGGAGTCATTCAGGCAGATTCTCTCTGGGCGTATCCCCAACAAGGATCTTATAAGATGAAATTGCGTGAGGTATATAAAGACCACGGACGCTTTTTAGCTCATGCCAAAAAGCTTAAAAAGTGGATTCTTACGAGTTTTGACAAAGAAAAACAATATAAAGAGTTCGAAGCCTGTTTAGAAGATTATTTACCAACCGAAGAAGATCTAGAATGGCAACATCAACTATCCGAAATCGAAATGATATAAAAATTATTTTTCTTGCGGACTTCTTCCGCTCTGATATCCTCGGCGGCGGCGAGTGCAACGATGCTGTGCTAATCAATCATATCCAACATTCAGGATATTCTCTAACCACAAAAAAATGTGCAGACTTAATTCCAGAAGACTTTGGAAAAAATATTTTTTTTATTGTAGGTAATTTTGTCTCCCTTCAAAAAGAACATAAACAATCCCTCCAAAAAGAGAAATATATTATCTACGAACACGATCATAAATATATCAAATCGCGAGATCCAAGTGTATATAAGAATTTCAGCGCCCCTGCAAGTGATATCATAAATCATGATTTTTATCGTAATGCTATAGCTGTGGTAGTCCTTAGTAACATATGCAAAGAAATAATAGAAAAAAACCTACATATTGATAACGTTTATAATATAGGATGTAGCTTGTGGTCTGTTAACAAGCTCAACTTCATCGAAGCACTCGTCGACCAGTCAAAGAATGAAAAGTTTGCAATTATCAATTCTCCAAACCCAGTTAAAAATAGTTCTTTAGCTATACAATATTGTGAAAAAAATAATATAGATTATGATACAATAGAACCATGCGAAGAAAAAGAATTATTAGAAAAATTATCCAAGTACAGAGGACTGGTGTTCTTACCGAGAGTTTTAGAAACGTTTTCTAGAATCTGTGCAGAAGCTAAAATGTTAAATTGTAAATTATTGACAAAGCCAAAGATGTTGGGGTTTGCCTCTGAAAAAATATATTCCTTATCTGGAATAGAACTATTACAAGAAATAAGAACTAGAAATAAAACAGCTTTACAATTGTTCTTGTCTTTGTTGGACGAAAACGCATGAAAAAAAATGCCATTATCACAGGAGCAGCTGGTTTTATAGGAAACAATTTATACAATGCTATGAAAGCTAAATCTTATAGCGTTGTAGCATGTGATGATAACTTGTTATCTGGCGCCGCTACTATAAAACCAAATGAAATATTTGACTTCATAGAAAAGGAAAGCAATATTGAAGTCATTTTCCATCAGGGCGCTTGTACTGATACTACTTGCTATGATGCTGAATATATGATGACAAAAAACTTTGATTATAGCGCTAAACTTTTGCGTAAGTGCATAAAAAATGATATTAGATTTATATATGCATCATCAGCAGGCGTTTATGGAGATGGACCTTTTGTAGAAGGCACAGAACAAAATCCTAAAAATATTTATGCAAACTCAAAATATCTTTTTGACAAATATGCTGAATGCTTTTTAAATGAACCAAATATCCCTCAAATTGTTGGATTGCGTTATTATAATGTTTTTGGTCCCCTAGAACACAATAAAGGTAAAATGGCGTCGACAATATATCAGTTTTATCAACAAATCAAGAAAGATAAAAAAATAAAAATCTTTAAAAATAGCAATAACTATCGAAGAGATTTTGTTAGTGTTGAGGATGTGGTTAGTGTAAATTTACATTTTCTAAAAAATAAGGATATATCAGGTATATATAATTGCGGCACAGGAGCAGAAAGAAGTTTTTATGATATTGTAGATGTATTGAAAGAACGTTATAAATTTGCCGTAGAAGAAATAGAAATGCCAGAAGCTATAAAAGAGAAATATCAAAAGTTTACTAGTTCAGACAACACTAAGCTTAAAACAGTGGCAAAATATACAAAATCATTTGCCACCCTAGAAGAAGGAATAAACAAATATCTAGATTTTCTAGAACAATCATGAAAGTGGTATTTACAAATGGTTGTTTCGATATGCTTCACAGAGGTCATCTAGAACTCTTGCAATATTGTAAAACTCTTGGCAAAGTTGTCGTTGGACTCAATGGCGATGAAAGTGTGCAGCGACTTAAAGGGGAGCAAAGACCGATAAATAATGAAGCCGACCGAAAGTTTCTTTTGGAGTCATTATTGTTTGTAGATGAAGTTATTGTGTTTAATGAAAACACACCTTATAATTTAATAAAACAAATTAAACCAGATATAATTGTCAAAGGTGGCGACTATACTATTGATAATATTGTAGGTTCTGACATCTGCGAGGTAAAAATATTTAACTATATTGATGGATATTCAACAACAAAAATTATTGAACGTTCTAATAGTGGGAGATAGTTGTTTAGACGTTTATCATTATGGAACGTGTGAACGATTAAGCCCAGAAGCCCCAGTGCCTGTATTAAAGCTTTCACACACTGAACGAAAAGATGGAATGGCTTTAAACGTAAAAAGCAATCTCGAATCATATGACGTCACGGTTAAAATATTAACCAATCGGCAAACAATCACGAAAGAACGATATATCGACATTAAAACAAAAAACCATTTATTACGTTTTGATACCGGGGAAGCTTGTAAACTCAACCCACTTTCAATGCAAGAAGCTCAACAAATAGAATATGAGTTATATGATGCTATAGCTATAGTCGATTATAATAAGGGATATATTGATAATTCTGTGGCAATGTGTATATCTAAAAAATGTAATGATTATAATATTCCTTTGTTTGTTGATAGCAAAAAAATAGATTTATC